ACTCCGCTCTCGCAGCCGTGGATTAACGACATTCTTGTCACGCGAGCCAATGAAACGGATGGGTATGTCCGACTTTACAAGTTCTCTGTTTGGGATAACTGTATCGATTTTGGCGGTTTCCTACCCCGCGCTGCCATCGATGAGTTCGTACGCGATATGCGCGACGATGAAATCGAAGCCCGTCTCCACGGCAACTTCCTTCATCTCGCGGGTCGCGTCTTCAAAGAGTGGGACCCCGAAGAACCCTACTGGGTAGCGCCGCACCGAATACCGGAGACATGGCCCCGTGTGTGCATTATCGACCCGCACCCACGCAAACCAGTCGCCGTCATGTGGGCGGCACTCTCGCCGGACCATCAGGTGATCGTCTACCGCGAGTTGTTCGATAAGGGGCTGGTGACGATCGGAGAGGTCTGCGATCGCATCAAACGGCTAGAGGGCTGGACCTACAGCGAAGTCTCGAAGAAGTACGTGCAGGGCGAGGGAGCCGAACGTATCGCGCTCCGTCTGATCGACACGTCCGCACAGGAGCCCGAACGAACCAGCGGCGAAACCATGCTGCAACGGTTCATGAAGGAAGGCATTACTTGCCGACTGGCCCAGAAACGAAACTACGACGCCGGTATCGATGCTATCCACGAAGCCCTCACCGTGCGCTTCCAGTGGGGCGAGCCGGGTTTGATCGTTTTCAACACATGTCCAACAGTGAAGCGAAACTTTATGAACTTCTGTTGGGACGACTGGGCGACAAGCAGACTCAAAGACCTCAACGACCCGAAGCAGTCAGTTCGTAAGAAGGAAGATGACTTCATCGACTGTATTCGGTACATCTACCAATCTGGCCTATCGTACGCCATGCTCCGTTCGAGCGAAAGCAACGAAGACCGCAGGCAACAGGATGAATCCGATTCGACCGTTCGCGGTATCGGGTTGCTCTCAGGAAATCATTACGGAGGAAAAATTCAGTGGCAGACGTCCTTAAGGTCCAACCGACCGCGCGCATCAAGCTCACCGTTAACGGGGTTACGCTTTACCAGCGGTCCTACGCGCCAGCCGAAGTAGACTACACCGAGTCCTGCGCCGATCGCCTTGTGCTCGGTGCGGCAATGGGTGCTCCGCAGGCATATAATATGGGTGGCGTGACAACGGGTCAGTACCTGTTCATCAAGACGACCATCCCCATTCTCGTCGCGCTCGACAACTCGGCCCGTCTCTGGACGGTCGGAGCGAATGCTGGCGAAGGTGCAATCATCTACGTGGGTAGCTTCACGGCGCTGTACCTGCAGAACACGAACCCGACGACTGATGCCACCGTGGACATCGCCATCGCAGGATCATAATGTATAGATCGCACAAGCCAATGCTGCAGCTTTCGGAGGAGCAGTCCAAGCAGAAGGGCCTCGAACTCTGCGGACTCATCGAAGACGACCTGCGCGCCCGCGAGACAGTAGTCAAGCGACGGGCTATGATGCGCGATCTGTATGCCGGTCTGCCGGACTCTGCGGTCAACGAAGAGGGCGTTACCATCCATCTTCCGGTTATTGCCGAGAAGGTGGATGGTACCACCCCGAAGATCGTCAATGCCTTCTGGAACGCCGATCCTATCGTCCATGTGATCCGTATGGCCGAGGAGTACAACTCCACGGAAACGGACAACGTGGAACGCTTCATGAACTGGGCGCTCATATCGGACATTGTTGATGCCTACATGGCATTCGAGCAGTGGGTGCGAAATGCACTGATCGATGGAGTGTCTGTGATTAAAGTGTTCTGGGACTACGCCGAGCGCGAGACAGTGCTGACGAAGCGCCTCCCGATCTTCTGGCGTGCGGGCGAGACGGACTACTCCAACCAGCCCGTACCCGAGGAGCGTGTCAAGCTCCCGATCGAACTGCTGGGCGACCTCTTTGGTACCGATCCTCGCCAGCGTGGTATCGCTGAAATCTCAAGACTCTACAAAGAGAGCGAGAGCCGCGAAACCGAATACGACCATCTTAAGGAAGTCGATACGTTCGATGGTCTTATTGCCATTGTCGATATCGTCGAGAACCGCATTCGGTATGACGATGTAGAAGTGCGCTTCGAGGAATGCGAGTATATCGACGAGATTGCCGTGACGATCAAACGTCCGGTAATCTACCGCGACTGCCCGCGTCTCGAACTGGTGGAGTTCGATGATCTGGTCGTGCCTTTCCGTACGGCGAGTCTGGACCCGGTGCATTGTCCCCGCGTCACCCATATCTGCTATTACACGATGGCTCGCATCAAGAGCTATATGAACAACTGCGGATGGGACCTGAGCGACGAGGACATGGAGGCCCTTGCCTCGGCAGCCTCCACGAAGCCGGAGCAGTATCGCTACGAGGACGGTAACACGTCCATGAAGGAGCAAAAGGACCAGCAGATCGGTGAAGACGATGGTCTGTCGCTGCACGGAGCCGAGCACGGCACGTACGACTCACTGTCTGTCATGGTCTATGAGGTCTACGCCTCCGACGATGTGAACGATGATGGCGAACCCGAGGAAGTCATCTACATCATCCCGGCTCCTTTGCGCCGGGTCGTTCGTTCCTACTACCTCGACGAGTTGTTCCCGCATGGCCGCCGCCCATTCTGCGACTTGCACTACCGCAAGAGCAGCGATCGCTTCTATAGCACGGGCATGGCCGAAATGCTGGTTGGCATCAATCTCGAAGCCGATGCCATCATCAGCATGGTCAACTACGCGCAGGAAATTATCAACAACCCGTGGTTCTTCTACGAACCGACTGCGTTTCTGGATCAGGGGGACATTCCGAAACGTGGCCTCAGACCGGGCGAAGGCCGCAAGGTCGCCAGCGTCAATGGCATTATGTTCCCCAAGTTTATGCAGGAGCCATTGGCTAACCTGTCAACGCTTGATTCGCTCCTCCTGTTCGCTGACCGTCTGACGCTTTCGCCGCAGTCGGTCGGTTCGTCACAGGTGCGTAACTCGCCCCGCACGGCACGCGGAACGATTGCACTGTTGAGCGAAGCAGGGATCAAGCTCGACATGCTCATTACGGCTGCACAGTATGGGCCGTGGCGCGAGCTTCTGCACCAGATTCACGCGCTCTATATGACCTTTGGGCCGGACGAGAAGTACTACTACGTTACCGGATCGCCCGCCCCACGTCGCGTCACGCAGGATCAGTTGCGTGGTCGCTACCAGTTCACGTTCTCGGGCAATACGACGAACACGAACAAAGAGGTCATGCGCTCCATCTCGCAGCAGCGGTATGCGACCCTTGTGTCGAACCCGCTCTACACGATGGACTTGAAGGCCATGCAGGCCCTCATCAAAGACTTTCTCAAGCATTTCAGCGAAGGTACTGATATTACCACGCTGATACCGAATGTACCTCAGACTGCCGTCGAGCACAGCCCGATGGATCAGAAGACGGAAATTCGGTATATCTTGCAGGGAACGCCCCTCGGCATCCTTGCCACGGACGATCACGCGCAGCACATCACGGACCTCATGGCATTCCAGAACTCGCAGGAGTTCAAGATGATTGAACCGTGGCAGGCGGCAATGCTTGCCGTTCATGGTGCGCAGCACGCGCAGGCCCTGCAGAAGATGCAGATGTCCAGCGGCATGCAGATCAACCAGCAGGCAGCCGGTGGCGCCGGACAGGCCAACAACGTCCCGACCGAAATGGGTGGGGATCAGGGTAGCCAGTATGGCAACATGGAAGGTGGCGTTCAGTAGTGCATCCGCTCAACGTAGAGAAGTTCGTACGATATCTCGACGAGTTTCTCGCGCATGCGCAGGAGGACCTCCTAACGCAAGCACGGCGCGGGTCACTTGATGATCTACGCTATCGCGCAGGGCAGCTCAACGCTGGCCTCACAATCAAGGAAGCATTTGAGCAACTCCGAAAGGAGGGGAGTGATGGCGACTAAGAAAGCTCCGAACGGCAAACTTGCCGCGCTCAAGCTGCGCAAATCCACGAATATCGTGGCTTCGCTGGCGGCTAGTGGCATTCCGTTCAATAACGAGACGATGAGCCCCGAATCAATGGCGGCTTATCTGGCCAAGAAGAAGAGCTATGGTCAGACGAATGATCTG